TACCCACAAGTATTGAGCACGCGTATTGTTTGGTAATGCGTACCACTTGTCTTTCGCACTATATTCTACTAAGAAGTCGTCCGAAGGATCTACTTGTTCGATATCTTCTATTGGAGAAAATCCCATAAGTAATGTGTCCACATCTTTTACAGTAACGTTGAATGTATATGATACGTTATCGTCTATATCTTTCACAGTGATTTGTACTGTTTCTTCAAATCCATTCTCTATTTCGTGAGCATACAGAGTACCATCTGCACCTACACTTAAAACTTCTGGATTAGAAGAACTGAACAACAGTTCGTTAAAGTGCCAGTCTGACGGATTATACAACGCTACAACACCATCCTTAAGTTTAGCATAAATATAATAATCCAGTCCATCTACATCGTGCTCTCCGACCATCATTCTACTACGAGTAGCCATTACATAATCATCATGCTCAGCATACAGATTAGCAATAACATTTTCTCTAGTACCAGTAGAATCTGTGTTTATGATAATATTACCAGACTCACCGCTGTCATCATCTACGAGCTCAAATACATCACCTTTGTCGATAGTATATGTGCGGAGATTGTGTCTCCCCCAACCCTGCTCAAAAATAGTAAGAACTACTACAAGCTTATAAGTACCGCAGAACTTCTGCTGTACTGCTGGGAACATACATGTCAAAGTATTAGTCTCGTGAAGAACTTGAGAATCTGCAAGATAGAAAGGCTCCATCATATGCGTCCCATTGAATTTAATTCCATCTTTGCCGAACACATCTATAGCGTGTACATCTGGCGGAAGTACTGGGATCATAGGATCTGGCATTGGTTTGTGACCGTGGAAATGTTCTGGATAGTGTCCAAATCCACGATAGCCGGGCCACCAATGATAATCGTGAAAATCAGGTAAGAATCGGTTGTAGTTACAAACGTTAGCAGGCATCATATGATAACTAGGAAAGCCCGCATTGTTTATATTATTTTCTGTAGGATGATAGAAATCGGGAAAACCAACTCTCTTAAAGCATTTTTGATCTTCACACATAGGTGGCTTTGAGAACGAGGTGTTAATTAAATAACATCTCAATTGTTTGACACTAGACTAGTCAAGGTCGTCCATCTTATAGAAGCCAGCAGCTTCGTTTGGCTCGATCTTAAGCTTAAGTCTAATATCATTACCTATTCTAATTTTTCTCATATTGCAATATGTTAATAAAAAAGGCTAGAGACGGGCGAAGCCCACCCCCAGCCAGTTTTATATGTTTTTGATTTATCAAGCAACGAAAGCGTCGAGGATAGTCTTCAGGCTAGCCAGCTGGCCAGTCAGACCATAAACCTCAAGAGTCTGCTTTGTCTTACGGAAGATATCATCAGCAGCGCGGTACATGTTCTCAAACTCGAGAGTAAGAGCATCATACTGTGCATTGATGTCCGTCTCCATAGCAGGCTTGATGATGGGCCATGTGCCCTCACCACGGTTCAGGATTCCCAGATAACCCATAGCCTGTGACTCGCGGTCACGAACCAGTTTAGCAGAAGCTTCGTACTGCTTTCCAGGAACCTTAGCCACTATAACGCCCGTTGGGAAATGCTTATTCTTTGACTCCCATCCGTCTGCAGCAGGATCGGTGTAATAGATATTAGCATTGAAACGAACCTTGTTAGCCCAGTTCAGGGTATCGTTAGACTCGTCATCGTCGTAAGGAAGTGCGGTCAGAACAACCTTAGAAGCAGCGCCATTAGCAGATACGCGTGCACGCTTCCACTCAAAGTTGATCTGGTTAGCGATGTTCTGAGCAATAGTAGCTGCAGTATCGCCCTCCTTCGTTACATACTCATAAGACTCAGTCCACTTGCGGAAGCGAGTAGGCAGATCCTTGAAAGTAAGACGAACGATGATACGCTTACCACCCTCAGCGAACTTGTTCAGCAGCTGTGCGTCGATATTGGTGAAGTCGATAGTAATCTGATCCTCAGTATCGGCAGTGTAAGTAAGTGCATTGAAGCTCTTGATGTCAGCAGCCTTAATCTCGTTAGACCATTTAATGATCGGACGATATTCTACGCTACCATCCTGCTTGCGAAGAACAGTGTTCTTCTTGGTTACGATACCAACCTTAATAGTATTGATATCACCAGCGTTAGCAGCTGTAACATTATAAATGTCGTTAGCAGCAACATCAGGATCACAGTTCATGATAATAAACTTGCCAGCATCAGCAGAGATGGCATTCATAGAAGCTGCAGCAGCAGGAGCAGCATTCAGCACAGCACCTGAAGCAAGATTGCTAACAAGTACAGTATTTACGTATGTAATCATATTTATAAATTAATTTTTTCTACTCCCCCTATACACAAATGCTAGACCTAACTAGCTGGGGTTTCCACGTTAAAATTATTATTCTTGTGTGAGTACTTCATTTGTTATTGTACGATATCTTTGATCGCCTTGGTTCTCAACATACATTTGAGCAGCCATCTTAATAATCTCGTACATAATATTGTCCTCAAAATCCACATACTCACCTTTAGGATTATTGAGTGTTAATTCAGTAGGCTTTTTTAAATAGCCTAAAGTATAGGATTTAATTGTGTAATTCTTATCTGTTAAAAGCTTACATCCACCATCAAAACGTATTCTAAGTGGTCTTGCTCTGTGATGTTTGTAGTGAAAGTCAGTAAGACTATTGTTTATTCTATACATGAAACTATCTTGTGTACATTCGAATACACATGTATCCATCTCATGTCCACCGTCTACAGAATCAATTATAACATCTTCATTAAGAGCATAAAGAAAATCACTAGGATAACTAAGACTGTATCCAGTATAATTAGTATGTTCGTCTGTGGTGAATTCTGTCGTAGCATATGTCTTAAACAACGACACAAGATCTTGCCTACGCTTCTCAGTTTGTTCATAACCAGTACGATGAGTAAAGTCACCGTTAAATCTAAGTTTAACAAATTTATATATAGCTTGGTTTAACCAGAACAAAGAATCTTCAGTAGCAGGCTTATTAACAGCATCATCAAGCTTGTTTATTTCTCTTTCGAAATTAGCAATACATTCAATATTTGTCATTATTCAGCCTCCTTCTTCTATTGTTTTGGTTGTGTAGCAGTTAAATGTCTTACATAAAGATCAGTAGCCCCTGCCACAAGATCTTCGAAACACTCGTATGGCAATTCACATGGAGTGTTGATGTTGAAATTTGCTGGTATTTTAATATAAGTAATGTCTATAGAACTTACATTCGTATATTCGTCGTGAATTATCTTTATATTACTTCCTTCGAGTGTAGCAATCGGATTACGAAGAATACGGTGTTTATCGTAATTCTAGTTAATAATTCTATTAACATCAGACTATTTCAATAGTATGTTGGAGACAATACCGTCGTTATTAGTATTATAACTTCCTGTAACTCTTGATACGGAACGTATATATTGGTAGTAATCTCCTGGTAATCCAAACACCTTATTATCATAATCGAGAGTAGAATCAACAGAACCGTTAGTGAGATTACTATGCCTTATTAAAGGCCTTAATATATCTTCTCCTAAAATAGAAGTTCTAGTACCAGATTCTACTTGATCATCTTGTCTATAGATAGCATCAATATACTACTTCTAGAATTGATTTAAGAATGCATATATATCTTCAGTATCTATTTTATTCTCTATCTTAAAAGTTGGCAGAATGGTTTGAAGCCTGCGTTCAACTTCTATACCCAATTGTCTAGTTTCTTTTGTTGTCATGCTTCAAGTCCTCTCATTTGTGCTTTAGTCTGAAGTCTTGTAGATTCTACATTCTCAAGAGCCATCATGACTGCAAGCGATATTAATTCTTCTGCCATGGTATCACTAAGTTCAAACGTACCATCAAACTCTCCATCGAACATACTAGGTTGTTTTACGTAGGTAATGTAGAACGTACCAGGATCTCCTGCATTATGATTCATATTATCTACATTGTCATAGAGAACGATTATTTGATTATTCTCTATATATGCAACTGCGTTTTTAATCCAAGGTCTGTTAGATACTGTTTGTTTAAACTTCTATGCATTCTCATGGCTCAATAAAACAACAGGTGCTTTATTTCCAAATAAGTCTACAACTCCAGATATATAATACATAAAATTATCTGGAAGAGAATATTGCTTAGAATTACTTGCACTAGAATGCTGGCCAGAAGGTGAACTACCTGTAGTAACTACCAATGGCTGTACGTCCGATATAGCTTTACTATCACTCTCAAAAGTAGCTTGTCTTGGGTTATTTCCAGTTACTTTCTAAGCTATCAAAGCAAGATAAGCTTTATTAAGAATTGTAGCAATTTCAATTGGTGTAAGCGACGGATATGACGAAGTAACGTTAGCTTTGTCATATTCTATCATGAATTTAGTATATATTTCGTTGTGCGTCATATCTCGTTGTTTATAAAGAATTATTTATTCTCTACTTCGTTTATAATCGAAAGCTTAAGATCCTGGTTCTTCTTACTATCAAGATAAGCAATGGCATCCTCAAGAGAGTCTGCAAACATATCTGTACCATAGAAATAGTGAGTCTTATCTTTACGAATAACTCCCTTAGCGATGGCATTCTCAAGCAAGAACTCTGTCTCCTTAGACTTGTTGTTAACCCACTTATCAAAGAACTTCTTAGGATTCTTATCTACAAGACTAAACAGTGTAGATTCTACAAGCTCATTTGACATACGGTCTGCACTCATACCAAACAAACGTAAGCATTTGCGCATCTGCTCAAGACTGAGAGAATCGAATTCCTTAATAGCATCACGACGAAGCTTATTCTGCTTGTTCTGTTCTACAGCCTCTGCTTCACGATTAATCAACAGATAATCTTTACCTGCATCGAGGTGATCGAGTGATGTAGCAACACGTTTGTGACCTGTAAGGAACTTAATAATCATAGCCTGACGAGGAATTGAATCGTCAAGAATGAGTGTCCTAGAACCAACCTTTACACAGAAAGTTGTCCAAAAGTCTGATGACTTAGACAAATGTCCTTCTGGATAACCTAAAGCTTTTTCAAAATATTTCTCATCTTCTGGGGTGAGACCCGTATATATCGACCCGGAACGAGTAAAATAAGGAGCAATATAATCAAAACAGCTCTTATACTTAATCAACCCTGCCCAGGGATTCTTCTTCTTAATTTTAAGTTCAACTACCATAATTAGTATAATTAGTATGTTGTGATGCTGAACGCCGGGGCCGAAGCCCCAGCTCAGACATCATTGTATCTTTAAATGAGATTACGCACCTACAGCAACACCGCCGTTGTTAGAAATCTCAGTATCCTCAGCATCGCAGTACAGGATACCGCAAGACAGCGGGTTACGCAACATGATACCCTCCTCACCGAGGAAGTGAACCTGGTAACCATCACGGCTGTTAGAACGCAGAGTGTTGATACTGTTACCGTAACCGCTAGGAATTACAGAACCACCAGTAGTCCACTGTACGAACTCACGACCCTTACGACAAACCTTAACTACATTAGCCTGACCGTCACGTGAACCAAGGTCAACGAACAGGAAGGTGTAAGACATCAGAGGCTTACCTGTCAGAGGATGCAACTGACGGAACATCTCCATGTTGTCGAACATAGGACAACGCTTCAAAGTCAGCTCGATACCGTTGGTCATCTTGTAAGTAGTAAACTGACCACCGAGAGTCAGCTCCTGACCAGAACCAGTTACGAACTTAGTATCAATCAGGTTGAAGGTAGCAACCTTCTCCTTCAGGATACGGTCAAACTCACGAATCGTTTATATTCAACTCAGTCGTTAGCTGAGCCGGATGCAGAGACCGTAATCTGCATCTCCTTCTACTTCCGTAGAAGACTAGACTATATCTTTACCTCATTTGAGGTATCTACCATTTCGGATTCACTTGAATCCTACTCCATATCGGATAGTCGTTGAACCTAACATTTACACCGTGAGGTTGTTATTTTATAACCTTTCATTGAACCACTTGGTATAGCAATGTCCTTATCTCCGTATCTTTTTATCATTGTACAGAGAGTAGATTTTTTAATACCAAACACTTTACTAGCATTTTCTAGTCCCAGTAAAGTAAAACTTTCATTTCCTTTAGTAAATGTAACTAAAGATTTAACAACTGCAGTGAGACCGTTATTATAAGCTCTTCGCTTATTCTCTTCTCGATCTACCCATTCTAAATTGCTTAAACTATTATTAAGTTTATTGCAATCCACATGGTCGATTGTTTCTAAGTTGTTTTGGTTTGGAATCCATTGATCAGCAAGAACTTCGTGTACGAATCTTCTTTTCCAATCAACGTTATATCTCATATATCCGTCCTTTATTTTAGTACTTATAAATCTATTACTCGTAGTATTATAAAGAGTGCCATTCTTATTTATTTTATAACCAGGATGTCCTTTTACGTCTTCAAATGTTGTGAGGTCTAAGTTACTAAAAGTAAGATCTATAAGTTTCTGTATGTTATACGCATACGGTTTATTGTTAATTCCTATAACCGTAACTTTGTTGTTTACAGCCTTCACGACACTATTAGTATATCTATCATATACCGTGCCGTCTATATATAAGATATATCTATATTCAAACCCTCTAAGTGGTTTATGTAATGTTTTGGCTGCTGATTGTCTATCGAACGTCTATGTGTTCATAATTTAAATGTTATTCTATGATTTTAAATCTATATAGATTTTCCAGCAATTAAGTAGATTTGCTTTATGATATCACTATCATAAGGGGCTAGAAGTTAACCCATCTCACCGGTCAGAGCGATGAACTTACGCTCGTTAGTACCGAGGATGTTGTAGCAGAGGTCAAACAGATAGTCCTCAAGCAGCTCTGCAGTCAGAGTAGTGTAGTAACGAACGTTAGCTGGGCTAATCTGCTCGAACAGACCACTCATCGTAGGAGCTGGACGACCATTTGTACCCTTGGTAAGATATGTACCATCGCTCAGACGGTTGCTCTTAGAGAACAGCAGAGCCTTCTCCTCACGCTTCTTCCACTCACGGAGAGCAATCCAGTACTGATAGTCAGAC